ACGGGGGGTGAAGTGAAAGAAGTGAGCATCTCGGCGACGTCAAAACCCAAGAGGACCAGACGAAAGAAGAAAACTGAAATTAATCTGTGAGTATATCATAGATGATAGGATACTGTCCCCTAGAGGAAGATCCACCTGTGGTTCATCAGCCAGAGGTCAGGCGACCTCGAGTGCGTGATGAACCCTCAGGTCCAGAAGAAACAGAATGTAATTATCTAGTTTTAGCCTTTATCTTGGGTGTTGTCGTGTTAGCCGCAACGGATAGCGCGTAAGTTTATTTTTATTTCCATGTTTGGAATTTGTTTTAATTTGCAAATAGAATTCCAGCCATACCCTTATCTATTCGTAAAATATTATAGTTCATCGCGTATATGGATATTTCTTCCGTTTCAAGTCGTTCGTATCCCTTTTGAGCCTTTCGTAAAATAATTTTAGCATTGTCGAGACGACTGAAATTACACGTCCCCGTCGGTTTATAATCGGATGCATTCATACAGAAGTGATAGGCGTAGTATCTCGTATAAAATGGACATTCTTGATCTTCGTCGTATTGAATGATACCGTACTTTGTATGGTTATAATTTTGAATCACGTGAAAGTATTGTGGGGACATACTCTCTAAAAGAGGTGTTCCATTCACTTGAATATCGGCCGATGTGAACGTAAATCTATCGGCTTCAACGACCGCGGATCGAGTTGTATATCCAAAGAATATAGACTTAACGGGATGATTAAACTGTGAGATGTCAATATCATTGTATCCACCGTTGTTCGTATTATCAGAATCAGCCTTGGTTTGTGCGGCTGTATAAATAGTGAACAAAGCATTCACGTTACTTTGCTGTGCGTCGACCGCTGGCTGGTCTATTGGATTCCCGGAGAGGAGTGAATTCAAAATCGTATTTGCAGAGTTGTATTCATTTCTAGCGACAACCGCCTTGTCGTTATAATACTCCGTGTCATCGCACACGATTTGTCTCTTGATATTTTGTACTTGTGTCACGATGATATCCATCCGCTTTTCAGTGAAGCGCTTACGCTCACTGGTATCCAAGAATATATAGTTTCCGTAACACTTAACACCAGAAACATTTACAGTTTTAAAATTAATACGGATCTCGACTTGGTGAAATTGCAAAGCTAAGAGAGGAAGGAAAGAACTATTATCACAAAAGAAAAAGTGAAGTGGTAAAAAGTTTGGATTCGTCGTTGAACACTTGTTGTTAATCTCTTGAGACTTGGTGTATGTATCGGCCAAGTAATTTTGCCATATATCGGAAATGTAGTCATATCCATACGAGTCAACCTTTTGTCCACCAATGTATAGATCAATCGTCGATTCAAAAAACTTATTCAACAAGTCCGTGCCTTCAAACCACACCGCGTTAATTATATCTCCATACACGGGAATGACGATAGAATTATCAGTGCTCGTGACTTCCTTTATAAACTTTGGTGCCTGTGAGAAGTTTGTATGTCTCGAGTATTTCAAATTAAAGAACGACGTGCCTTCCGATGTCGTCAAATAAACGTCTTGGGCACCCTTGGATACCAATTGAACTAATGCTCCAGACATTTAATTTATGTCTAGATTATAAAAACAGACACTTTCCCTGAGGGAAATCCGAGGGTTGGTCTTCTTCTCGGGTCACGTGTCTCGGGATATTGAAACCACCTTGACGATACACTTTCATTCGTTTATAGTACATGGCTGTCATGATGGACCATTTATCATGAATATCATAGATGTGTGGATTGTTCTTTTTACCTTTCGTTTCTCGCATGATTCGACCAATGGACTGAATGATGTCGGATTTTGGTGTCGCTAAGATGACGGTGTCGAGGGTTGGGATATCGAGTCCTTCATGCGCTTGACTGAATGTCGCGAATATGATCTTCTTTTTTGAAGACGCCTGGAGATCTGCATCCTTCATACCACCCATGTACAACCCCGATGTCTTTGGAAAACACTGATGAAGGAACTCGCAGTGCCACCGTCGTTCACTCAATACGAGAAGCTGTCTCGTACCCGCAGATGCTTTTTTAATAAGGTTCACGAGCATGACATTTCGTTGACGATCTTCGACCACCATCGTGACCATATTCGGAAGCGATAACTTCCCGAAACGTGTACACGGAGGTGGATTCTTGTAATTCTCACACTCGTACTCTATCGGGAACACTTCAACCTGTTCCTGGTTCTTTCGTTCCACGGCAAAAAATGTTGGACCCATGAACCAATGCAATACTTTCGTGAGTCCATCTTTACGTTCCGGAGTCGCGGAGAGACCGTAGATGTGTTTCGGGCATAGTTTAAATAGACTCTGACTGAATACCTTTGCACATATGTGATGTGCTTCGTCAACGATGAGTGTTCCTATAGACTCGAAATCACTAAAAGAATACTCTTTGAGTGCGAGTGACTGAAGCATAGCTATCACGAAATCACACTCGACGTCTTTCTTATCCTGTTGAACAACACCGATCGTGGCACCTGGACAAAATTGTTGAATGCGTTCCTTCCACTGATCCGCTAAGAATTGTTTGTGCACGACGATCATGGTTCGATAGCCAAGTTTACACGCTATCGCCAAGGATACGGTGGTCTTGCCATACCCGCATGGGAGTGAGAGAACTCCATGACCCGCTTTAAGAGCCGCAGCAAGTGCGGCGTTCTGATGGGTTGTATCCCTGAGGGTCCCTGTGAATATGGCATTTGATCTCGCGGGTTCCGGACGTTTATCTCGTTGTGGAGATCCAAGTGTATCAGTTCCAAAGTATCTTGGAACGCAGATTCCATTCTTAGCTGGTTTAAATACCTTAAAAGGCGGTGGGGGAAATCCAAAGTCATTGTTGACTATAGGTCTTACCGTGAGCTCTTTTTTTATATGAGACAAATCACACCCACTCACAAGATACCCTGTTCTTGTCAAAGAGGTTTCCATTATATGGATTTAAAGACTTGAAACTTTATATCGATATAATGCCTACTCTTAACGTCGACGAAAACATTCAAAAGATCACTGAAGCCATTAATGGAATGACACAAGAAATCTTCCGTCTCGAAGGTTCGCTCCGTGTGTTCCGTGGCTTCAAGGAGGCTGGTCTCGAAAACGTCGAAGTCCCTCTTCGTCCGGAAACGCCCGAAGAAGGTGAAATTCAAGCCGAAGCCGAAGCCGAGGCCGAAGCCGAGGAAGAAGTCAAGGAGACGACTGAATAGATTTTAATTTCCACGCATACCCACTATAATCACCGGTATTCCACACGCCCATGAATTCAACATCCACGATGACATCATCATTCCTTACGAGAGACTGTACGGGTTTTCCTTTAACCTCGCACATAACCCTTCTGTAACGAAATGGTACTTTAACCGTTAATACACGTCCAACGAGAGGATCATCGATGTGTGCATTCTTTATGAAGTGTGCTTTAGATGTGTGTATGCGTCGTATCGTGTGCGACATGGATTCACTCACGACGATGCGTATATATTTTTTATCGTTATGGTCGTACATCGGCTCGTGTACGGAGGCGTCGACTAACATATACTAGTAATACTAATATAGCTATAAGTCTCGTTAAAGTGAGTGGCCAAAGAGGTTTGCGTGTGTCGAATGTTTCATGACAGAAACGTCGACCAACTTCAATGGCAGCTTCCATACTGGAATATGGTGTACTTCTCGGAGACATCATGCCACACAACGCGACTCGTGAACAGTGACCGAAAAACGGTACTTGTCCGTGTACACTCAAAACACCCGACGATTGACTAAAGGTCCATCGCGTACCTGTCCACGTCGAACCCCATCCTAAGCGCGCATTCTTCGGATTTGGAATTTTCAATTGTCGAATGACTTCACGTATCAGTGTTTTTGGATCTGTTTTTAGAATGTCATCCGTGAGATCGCATATGACGCACGAAATCGTTGTCTTATTCGAGAGCACGACGGGTTGTAAATTCCATGGCGTTTCGACCGCTATTTTAAGATCATGTTCTAATGTGATTGGTTGTGGATAATCGAGAAGAACATTGATGCATCCGTACGTACTCTCACTTATTTGTTTCTTCGCATCGGGACCCCAATTCTCTTTGACGAGTTTGATCGCGGGTGTGTTATCGATACACATGACGAGCATACCATCAGATAGTTCAGTTCCATCCGTAAACTTTGCAAAATATTCATTCTGAAGGTAATCAACATCTTGAAGTTCTTTATTAAATACAAACTTTACACCCTTTTTCACGAGTGCCTTTTGCATGGCGTAACACATGGCACGACCAGATACACGCTGGGTATACATCGTAGAGAGACCCGCGTGATCAAAACTTTTAACAAACTCGTACGCCGTCATGACGTTCCACGGAACACCGTCGATCTGAAATGTGAGTCGTTGAATGATTTTCTTTCCGTTCAAACTCATCGAATCCCCGAGTGCTTCTTTGAGTGTCATCTTCGAATACCTCCACGGAAGCGTGAGGACTTTGAGCGCGAGTGAACCTAACGCGAGATAATCTGCGAATGACATATGTTTCATGATGTATCCATAATTGTATTCGACTGGTTCAAAAACATCATGCCAACGAATATTCATTTCGTCAAAGAGACTGCGAGTATTTATAAAGGCTCTATCAAAGACAATGCGGTGTGCATGTAAATCGCGATATTCCGAGGATGGTTCCCACCATGAACCACCCGCACTCAACTTTTTATCGTAAATTGTCACATCGCATGGTCGTGTGCTGAGAAGTTCCCATGCAACGGACATTCCCGTAGGGCCTGCACCGATGATATGAACTTTCATTCTACTCTATACTTACAAAATTAAACAAATCCAGATTTCTTACGCTCTTCCGGAGTTTTCAACAAATATATGAACGATAAGAAAATCAATACAGACGCGAGGGCGTACTCGACGTCAGATGTCGCCGACAAGGCGATAAGCATCAGTGAAAAGAATCGGAACGTCTTGTTTTCGA